GGTTAAGCGACCTAGAGCAAAAAATCCCATTTCGTTTTTTTCACCATATTGACACATGAACCACCAAACCATCGCGCTCACCGACCTCTCGCTCGATCCGTCGAACGTCCGCAAGCATTCGCGCCGCAATCTCGACGCGATCAAGGCGAGCCTGCGCAAATTTGGTCAGCAAAAGCCCATCGTCGTGGACGCGAAGGGCATCGTCTTGGCCGGCAACGGCACGCTGACCGCAGCGCAGGAACTCGGATGGACTGAGATTCAGATCGTGCGCACCGAGCTTGCGGGCGTCGAGGCCACGGCGTTCGCCATCGCGGACAACCGGACGGCGGAGCTGGCGGAGTGGGAGGACTCATTGCCCGACGTAATCAAATCACTCATTGCTGCTGGCGTCGCGTCGGACGACATCGGATTCAACCAAATGGAAATCGACGACATGATGGAAGCCGACGCGATCATGGACGAGGTGGACGAGGTGGTGCACGAGCAAAGCATCCAAGTGGCACCAGACAAAGAATATGTGCTCATCGTCGCAGAGAATGAAAGCGAGTGGGATGAGATGGTCGCATACTTCGATCTCAAAAAAGTGCGCAGAGGCGGTTACAAGGAAGGATCGGCGTTCGATGCTGTCGGAACCGAGCGCGTGTTACCGTTCAAACGCGTAAAAAAATGATCATTGCAATACCAAGCAAGGGTCGTGCTGGAGAGACAAAAACAGACAAGCTGTTGAGGTCGGGTGTGCTTTTCGTGCCTAACTCCGAGGTGAATCAATACCGAAGGACGAGCGCGAATGTGGTCGGAGTGCCTGACGAGGTGAAAGGAATCACAAAGACAAGGAACTGGATTCTTAAAAACTGCGGACAAGCAAGGGTCGTTTTCATTGACGACGACGTGAAGGCGCAGGGATGGAGGAAGCTCTATGAGAACAAAGCAAAAGACAAGGCGCTGACAGAAGCTCAATGGGTCAAAGAATTTCAGAAGCTATTTGATTTAACCGATCAACTTCAGTTCAAGATATGGGGGGTTTCAACCGAAGGGGCTCTTCGTTCGGTTTACCCTTACAAACCATTTTTATTTCGGAGCTATGTAACAGCTTCGTGCATGGGAATAATCAATGACGGGACCTACTATTTCGACGAAGAGTTTCCCGTGAAGGAGGACTACGAGCTTTGCCTTCGTCACATCAAGGAGCGCGGGGGAATTTTATGCTGTCGATACATATACTGGGAAAATTCGCACTGGGTGAATGAAGGCGGATGCAAATCATACCGAACGCAAAAGATGGAAGCCGAGTGCATCAGAAGGCTCGTCGAAAAATACCCGAGTTACATTCGGCAAATAATCCGAGGCGGATCGGAGTATTCGATCTCGCTCAACTTCTGAGATGACCGAGCCCGAGCAATCACCCTCCGAAATCCTCGCCCGCCGCAACGTCCAGAACATCGCGGTCAAGCTCAAGGCGGGCAAGACGCTGACGACCTCGGAGCGCAAGGCGCTAAACGATTTCCAGTCTGGCCAGCTCGACGGCTGGGTGAAAGACACGACGACGCTCGCCAAGGAACTCGGCTTGTCTCGCCAAGCCATCTACGACGCGCGCAACCGCTTCCCTGACGCACCGAAGAAGCACGAGGACGGACGCCGCGAGAACCTCGCCGCGTGGCAGCAGTTCTGCGCCGAGAACGTGATCGGAAAGGACGTGGCGACGAAGAACCTCGCCGAACTCAAAGCCGAACTAATGCGCGAGCAGATCCGTCTCGCTCGCTCCAAAAACGAGCGCGAATCCGGTGACGTGATCGACCGCGAAGTCGTCGAAGCGATGCTCGTGACGCTCGGCCAGAAGCTCAACCTGCTCCTTCGCCTCAAGCTCGAAGTCGAGCTGGGGCCGCGCGGCGTCGGGATGAACGCGGCGGAGCTGAACGTCGAGGGCGGCGTCATCCTCGGCGAGATTCGGGAGGTGATCAACGCGAACATTGCAACGTTTGAGGGCGAGGCGTTGGATAGGTCGCGTGATGGAGAGGGGCAAGCGTGACCGCCTCCGACCTCCTCTGTGCCACCCTGCGCCTCCCACAGCCCGACATCTCGCCGATCTACGAGTGGGCCCGCAAGCACATCATTTTGCCCGAATCCTACGCGACCAGCGGTCCGTTTAACGTCAAGATTTCGCCGTGGCTGATTCCGATCTTCGACGCGCTCCAGAATCCGCTCGTGCGGCGCGTGCACTTCCGCAAGGCCGTGCAGATCGGCGGCACACTCGTGGCCGACATCTGGGTGCCGTGGCTGATCTGCAACGACGCGGGGCCGATCTCGTGGACGATGCAGACCGACGAGATGATTGATAGGCACGCCAAGAGTCGGTTGAACCCAGTCTTCGAGGGCTGCAAGCCGGTCGCGGCAATGCTCCCGCGCGTCGGGCCGCACCGGACGACGACCGAGATTTACTTCGGCGGGTTCTTCTTCCTGCTCAATCCCGCGAACCTTTCCTCGCAGCAGAGCCAGTCGATTCGATATAAGATCAACGACGAAATCTGGCTCCCGAAGTGGCAGGAAGTTTATGGGCACGCTGTCGCCCGCGTCAGTCGCTTCGAGGAAGTAGGGCGCAGCAAAATCTACAACACGAGCCAAGCGCCGATCATGGACCTCGAAACCGGCAACGTCGAGGACACGTCGTTTCGGCAGGGCAATCAGCAGGAGTGGAGCACGGAATGTCCTTCGTGCCGCAAGGTGCATCCGCTCGCCTTCGCGCTCGACAAGAACGAGGAGACCGGCTTGCGGGGCGGAGTGGTCTGGGATGCCGCAGCGAAGCGGGATGACGAGACGTGGGACGTGCCGCGCGCGGTCGCCTCGTGCCGGTTCCGGTGCCCTCACTGCGGCCACGAATCACCCGACACCGACACGACGCGCAACGGGTGGAAGCGCGCCGGCCGATTCGTGCCGCTGAACCCGACCGCGCCGTCGGAGATTCAGAGCTTCCGCGTCGAGGCCGTCGTGAGCCGCCCGATGCGGCTACTGGTCGAGGAGTTCTGCGAGGCGGACAACCATCACGTTCGGCAAGGTGACGACAAGATGAAGATCGAGTTTCGCACCAAGCGCGAAGCCCGCCCGTGGATTGTCGAGAAGAAGGTCGTGAACTTGTTCGTGACCAAGTCCGACTACACCGTCGCCCAGTTCTCGAACGGCGAGGGTATCGACGGCGAGGTAATCCGCTTTATGGCTATCGACCGGCAGCAAGATCATTGGTGGGTGGAGATCGGCGCGTTCACCTCGGCGACGGGCCCGACCTACAAGCAACTTTACTTCGGGCGCATCGAGACGCGGGACCAGCTCAGGCAGATGCAGCACCGCTACAAGGTCCAAGACGGGTGCGTCGCGCAGGATCGCGGCTACCGACCCGCCGACGTGGACCGCGATTGCGCGGACTTTGGCTGGCGCGGGATGCGCGGGCACGCACGGAAGACGTGGACGATGAAGGACGACGCGAGCGACAAGCTGATTAACTTCCCGTTCAGCGAGCCGCGCGTGAGCGACTACCGAGGTGGGGATGTATTCTACTACGATTGGAGCGGCGACTACTTCAAAGACCTGCTCGCGAACGCGCTGGAAGCCAAGGGCGACCTCAAGTGGCTATTGCCGGCCGATGTCAATCCGCTCTACCTCGAACACCTCAAGGGCGAATCGAAGGTTGAAATCCGCACCGGCGTGTGGGAGTGGCGCGAGGTAAAAAGCAACGCGCCGAATCACGGGCTGGACACTAGCGCAATGATGCTTTGCATGGCGACGATTGCGAACGTCGTGCGCTACACGCCGGTGAAGGACTGAGCCTAGAAAATTAAAACATGGACTCATTTTCGCTCGAACATTGCGCGCAAATCCCAGCGCCCGCTTTGCCCATTTTCCACGCTACCGGAACACTGGACCTGCGGCTTGCAGACTGCATGGACGTGATGCGTGAGTTTCCCGACAAGCACTTCGATCTCGCAATCGTCGATCCGCCCTATGGCGCTGGCGACACGATCTTCGACACGTCAAAAGTAGTGGCGAACAAGACAACAAAACACGCGCAAAAACCGTGGAATAACGCCGTGCCTGATGCTGCCTACTGGGCGGAACTCTTCAGGGTGTCGAAGCATGTAATCGCTTGGGGTGGAAACTACTTCTCGCCACACCTACCACCATCTAGGGGCTGGATCGTGTGGGATAAAAAATACCAAGGGATGCACAGCTTCGCCTCTGCTGAACTGGCATTCAGCACGTTCGATAGAAACGCCGAAATGTTCTCTTGGCGGAAGCCTGAAGCCAAAGAACATCCATGTCAGAAGCCCGTGGCACTCTACCGATGGCTGCTGGACACCTACGCGAAGGCTGGGCAGCGCGTGCTCGATACCCACCTCGGCTCAGGCTCGCACGCAATCGCCGCGCACTACTTCGGCGCACACCTGACCGCCTGCGAAATAGACGAGGACTATTACACCGCCGCATGCGCCCGCATCGCCCGCGAGACTGCGCAGATGACCCTCGCTCATCGGTAACAGACTGAGCCTAGTTTGACGTTTCGAGCCTTGGTATGCTCGACAACCCATTTCTCGGACTGGACAGCGCGACCCTGACGGCGCTCAAGACCAAGACGATTGACGCGATTCAGGCCGTTCTCCTGAACCAGAGCTATTCATTGAACGGAAAAAGCGTGAGCCGCGCGGACCTAAACGCGCTCAACAATATGCTCGGGAACTTGCAGGACGCATTGACGGACGCGGCGGGCACGTCCACGGATACGACCTTCGTCAGCTTCACCGGCAACTGAACAACATGGACAACGACTTTTTCGACCCGTCAAAATTCATCGCCAATAAACCATGGCTCGACCGCGCGATTGAAAACATCGCGCCGACATGGGGATTGAGACGGCTAGAGGCTCGCGTGCAGAAGTCACTCTTTGAGTACAACGCGGCGCGGACGAATCGGCTTTACGCTCCGAAGCAATACGCTCAACCAGCGGAGTCATCG